ATAGCCCTCCTTGGTTTTAGACACATCATCATCCTCATCATCCTCTTCATCTTCACTATCTTCTGCACCGATATCCTCAAATCCGCCAAATAAATGGTCATATATAGTCTTCCACAATGCTCGGTTTAAACTGATAATATCGCCATCCTTATTCGTATTAATTAATAGACAGGGCCCAAAAAACAAGGTATTATCAACTGGCGGCGGCAATTCATATTTATTTTCCTGCCCGGCACTCCCAGTGTCCTTACCATATAACTTCACAAAATACGTATTCCCATTAAGTAAAACTTCCCACGTTGTATGTCTCCGGAAATCCTTACTCTTGCGCTTCAGACCCGCAAACTTGTAAAACTCCGCTTCGTCACATTTATCACAATCAAACTCCTTGAGAGAACCATTTTTTTCAATAATTATAGCAATGGGCATATTCGACCGATAATAACTATATTTAGCAAATGTTTATATTGATTTCAATATAGTTATTTGGACGTATAACGGGTTGCGGTTTCACATATTTGGGGAAGGTGTAAATGTTCAGGAAAGTGATGTAAATCTGCTGTGTAGATTGAATTCTTCGTTGGTATAATCTTATCATAATATATATTCTATGACGAATAGTAAAAACGACCGTTCTATTTATAAACCAAAAGGTAGCCATCGTGTTTCCAAGCGGCGCAGATATAAGATGCCCACGAAAATTTATGGTGGTTCTGTTCAGACCGACGGTGAGGGGAATCCGATAGAATCGCCCGATATGGATATTTCTCCTCCCGAAGAAACGGAAAAACCAGAGGAAAAACCAGAGTCGAAGGGTGTTTTCGCTACACTGCGCGATGTGATTGTGGGCGCTGCGGGAGAGGCGAAACAGAGCGCAGTCGAAGAAGCCGATAAAGCAAAAGAATTGGTCAGTGCCGATGACTCTGCGCCGACTATTCCTGTCGATTCTATGAATATTTCCCAAGTATCGCCGACAAATGATGATTTGGAAACAAAAATCCAGGAATTGGAATCGAAAATTCAGGAGTTGGAAGCGGACAACAAGAATAAAACCCAACAAATTGAGGATTTGCATGTTCAATTGGAGCAAGAAAAGGATAAGGTCAATGATGCATTGCAAAAACATTTGGAAACGCTATCGACTATGAAGAATGCGAATATTGTTACTGGGGCAAGCGGAATGGCGGTTGAACCCAAAGTAGAGCAGCCGTCTGCCGACACCGCGACCTCAACGCCGGAAGCATCTGAGATGGACACCGCGAGCTCAATGCCGGAAGCATCTGAGATGGACACCGCGACCTCAACGCCGGAAGCATCTGAGATGGACACTGCGAGCTCATCTGTAGAAGCACCTGAGATGAAGGCCGCGCCATCACTGGAAGAATCGGTTATGAACACCGCGAGCTCAACGCCGGAAAAATCGGATGTGGCTTATGGGGGCAAAAATCGCAAAACGCGCCGCCGTCATACCAAACACCAACCCCGAGCATGATGTGTTTAACACCGAAAAATGAATTCTCGACCACTGCTATACAAAATATATAATGTGGGTATGGACAATAGTTACCTCACTTCTTATCATATTTATCATAGACAATTTAGTCACTTATTTTAAAGACACTTATACGACAAAAAAAACCAAGGACGTGGTTGGGTTTCATATTCAAAAATACCAAACAATTATGGATGAATTGCAGGAAACAAATGAAAAGGAAAAGGCCGATTGGTTGCGCAAATTAAGCGAGGCAGAAACGCAATCCACAATAAAGGATAAAACGGATTTAACCGAAATTGATTTACGAACGATCAATGAGGATTTGTCCGATTTTATTCAACGTCAAATCAATCAAATGTGATATGATCTCAGCATGTGATGAGCGAAACATATTTATTGAAACAACTTAAATGTTATTTTTTATAATATTTATAGTCTATTATGAACACGCTCACTTCAAATCAACTTACGGCGCTTATGGGCCGATTCCCAACATTTGAACTTTCCTATGAAACAATTTCACATAAGAAAGTTTCCACCGAATATCATATTACTTTAGCCATTCCATATGGTAAAAAGGCGTTTTTATGGTTTACTTTTTACAGAGAGCGCAATGTATGCTTCCTGCTAGAATTGAATCGCGATAAGAAAGTCAGCGCAGCACGAATATTAAATGTTCCACATGTACCAACTAGCCTGGCATATGGTACAATTTTATATGGGTCGATTTGTGAAATTCCGGATCGGGGGAATTATTTTGTAATTGAAGACCTTATTTATTCGGAGGGCATTTTTTTAGCAAAACAATCTTTTGCGGAAAGGCTCGGATTTCTGAAAACGCGAATGTCGAATCATGGAGACCTTTTTATGGATAATCCCGACATTCCAGTGGTCTGTCCAGTCATGTGGGAAATCGAAGACGATATGGTACCGGATGCATTGTCCAATAAAATCCCATACCAAATACATCATTTGCAACACCGTTCTTTAACATTCATTGTGCCGTATATTAACATTTCCATGTCGCGGAGCGTTCTTCCGGCTCTATCGAAAACGGGCAATGCTCAAAACATGGAAGAATACTTGTTTATCCCTCCACAATTACCACAGTTTTACTTTGGAAAACCGCAATATAAAACAACCACAATATTTGAAGTAAAAGCCGATTTGCAAAACGATATTTATCATCTGTATGCTTTTGGGAAAGGTTCCGACCGCGTCTATTGTGGAATTGCGTATGTACCCAGCGTAAAAACAAGCTTTTTTATGAATGAGTTGTTTCGTAATATCAAGGAAAACCGCAATTTGGATAGTTTAGAAGAGAGTGACGACGAGGCGGATTTTCAGGATATACGTGCCGATAAATATGTTGATTTGAAAAAGACAATTGCGATGGAATGTATATTCAACACAAAGTTTAAGCGATGGGTACCGACGAAGAGTGTGCGAGGACAGCGTGGGCAGATTGTGCATATTAAACAGCTTTAATCGAACCTGGCTGTGGAGGTTCCCTTAAAATATGTGCGCATAATATATAATGGCGCTCATTCAATCAACTGATATGGTTTTACCACCATACGCAAGTCAAACGGATCCAATTAGTGCATTATCGCGAGGAACTTACAATGCAAGCGATTATGGCGCAGCCTGGACCAGTCATCCCGGATCAATCTTACCATCTACATGTGGCGGAATTACCGGTGGAAGAATCAGTGGCGCGAGAAAACGAAAGACCCGCCGTTCCACCAAATCAAAAAAGCATCATAAAAAGCATGCCGCAAAAAAACACAGAAAAACCCGCACCAAGAAATAACGGGCAACTAATGGGTCGCGCTCGGGTTTTGACGCTGCATTTTACGTTGTTGGCTAATAAATGCGGCCTCTAATATACGAATGTGTTTTGCCGTATATTTTCCGTACAATTGAAATGTACGCAATGCTTTTGCCCGCTTTGTACGTCGTGGTTGCAACAGTTTATCTTCCAACATGGTGCCTACAATAATTTGATACATTGAATCCAATATTATACATTGGATTCAATTTTACACCATTATTATTATCATATAATAATAATGTCTATTATTATATGAATCTAATATAGAATCAAGATTCATGAACGATTACTATTACTACACCATTTTGGTCCAATATATTGATAAAAAAGACCGCGCGATTTGTTCTCGACGCGACAGGCATTTATTCATTCATAAAAAACCAAGATATCGACATCTACTTGCATCCATTTACATTCACCTTGGTTCTCCGTGCGGGCGTTATTGCATTTGTCGATATTTTGATGAGACGGATGTAATGGACGTGTATAAAGATTATCGCGGTCATAAATTCTGAAAACCCCTAATTGTCTTCTATATCCAAATCCTTGATAGATATTAAGCACTTCTTTTGCAAGCTTGGATGATCACAATCGTCTTCATTTTTGTGGATAGCAGACCCGCGTGGCTCAAATACCTTTGTCCATGTCTTATCCGTTTTCCAATCTAAACTCATTCCTTGATATCGAACACTATCCATGGATAGTATCCGATAATTGCATTTTCGATAGAATGTTTTGCGCTGTCGCCATTGGTTTTGAAAGATATCATGCCGATCAACAATATCCACCACAACGGGATTGTCGTGGCGAACACGCAATATGCGCCCCACCGATTGGGTAATATCGGTCTTGGGTGAAGCCATGAGCAAAATAGACAATGTTTTGATATCCAATGCTTCTGCCGCCATCGCATACGTAGCCAATACGATTTGTTTCCCCTCCGTTTCCTGCAAAGCCACCTGTTTCATCCCGCCCACATAATATCCAACCGTAGCAAACCCGCGATGGCGAATAGCGTCATACAAATAAGTCAAAAGGGAACGATTATGACATAGAACCATAATTTGCGCGTCTGTCTCTTTTGACTGACTTTCCTTAATCAAATCGCCGAGCACGCGCACAATGAAATCACTTCGAGGGCCAAAATCAGACAGTTTTGAAATCATAGTGCTGTATTTCGCTTTTCCTCGAAAATCGTATTCCGTTTCGTTAAATTGCGGGTCCGATGAGATGTACTCAATTGCGCGCACACACACGGGGTCGTCGCTTTCGCGCTGCTCCGTATATATTTTTGGACCAATGAACATGTATAAGACATCCGTGAGTTTGTCTTTGCGATCCACGGTTGCCGAGATACCAAGCATGTTCGGGCTCAATACCCGCAACAATGTTTTTGAAAACTGTTCGCTCCCAATGCGATGCACCTCATCCACAATGGTTAGTCCGAAGGAATCAAAGGCATTTTCGGGGAGTGCGCGGTCGTACAATGTTTGCAACATCCCAATGACCAAATCCTTGCCTTCTATATCGAAAATGGGGCCTTGTATTTTCCCGATTTTGGCCCCAGGCAAGAATTCGTTCGCGCGTTCAATCCATTGGTTCATCAAGAACTCTTTATGCACGATGATTAACGTCTTTTTTTTGAGAAGACTGATGAGTTTTAATCCCATGACCGTTTTGCCTCTGCCACACGGAACCTCGAGTATGCCTCCGCCGCCATGTTGAACAGAATCACTGCATATCGGCTGCGCGACATGTTTCATATAAACATCCACAATTTTGTCTTGATAATCGCGGAGAGGTTTAGGAAAATCGACGGAAATCGCGTCGCCAGAAGTAATTTCGGAACGATTCGGCATTCCATAACGTTGAATTCCGTAGAAACGTGGGATGTAGATCTTTTTCTCATTTTCGCGATAAACCGGAAAAGCGCCTTCATCTTGGGCGCCAGGAGCCCCGTACGCGGGACCGATTGTGACGGGTTTCACAAATAGGTCTTTATGTAAGAATTCCAGTTCCGTCTCACCGAGGACTTCGCGAGGGATAGTGTAACCTTTTTTTCCCAAATAGGCAGACATACGAATGGATTCCTTTAGTTCTTCCGACAATGCAGCCACCTTGACTACTTCCTTTTTTTTCGCATCTATTATTTTGCGACGTTTCCATTGGTTATTCATTTTATCCAGCACAATGGATAGTTTAGACTATATATCATCCAGTACTATGTTTAACTAATTTTCAATTTTACACAATTGAATATTTAAATCCTAAGACACGCATTATGCATGCTATTTATTTCGTTCAATGTAACCGTTGGCTATATAAATGAATCTCACCATTAATTTTTCATCGGTGTATCGTAGGACACATACTAATCCATGCACAAAATATCAGAATATCCTATATAATGAATTTACAGTCGCGATTGAAATCCGTGAAGTTGTCGGAAGCAATTGTGTTTGCGGTGTTTGTGATGTATTTAGTGCTGCCGATATCCACACCATCCTGGATGTCTCCGTATATCGAATCTCCGTTGGGGCTCGTGTCTATATTTTGCATCACGATTGCCTTATTCCTATATTCCCACCCGGTTTTAGCCATTTTATATGTTTTCGTCGCATATACCCTTTTGCGCAGAAGTGCCGTGGTTCATAGCAAAAGCGCTTACATTCAATATACAAATACGCAAACCGAGCGCGCGGTGGAGATTAAACAAGAGATTGCGGGGGGAACCCCACCCAATGAGGAACCGCGCAATGCGAATGTAGATGCTCCCCAACCAGTAACGTTGGAAGAGCAGATTGTATTGGAACGTGCGCCAGTGGGTAAGAGCGAATCTCTGACTATGGTGAAGACTTCATTCCAACCGGTTCAGACGAATATTGGATCTGCATCTTTGATCTAATAAACAATTGGATTTCTTGAGATTTCACCTGATATATCGAATAAATTATTATATACGAGCACGCATATAATAATCTGTCTCCATATTATACGAAATATATGGCTGCGAATTCTGCTGCTAACAACCCATACGAGCAAACAACAAGTGAATTCGCGCCGGATTTGGATGAAATAATTGATGACCTAAATCAAATTGATTCGCCCATCGATTTACTAACCGCTATATTGAACACGGATTGGGATGGATTGATAAAACTATATTCCGAGCCACAGCTTGCGGCTGATGTTCGCAGTCAAAAGATTGCCGACTTAAATAACTATATTAATGGTGCAGGAGCCAATTATAACACATTAATTGCCGGAAAACGCTCGGCGGCATTATTAAGTTTAACCCAAAAATTCAAGGACGATGTTTTAGGATTTTTGATTAATTGGCTTTTTGAAAGTTGCAATATAACGTATAAAAAATTAAAGGATGCGAAGGATAGTGTGCTTGACGGTTTAAAGGGGCATTTAAATGCTTGGTACGAATCGCATTCCGGCAGCAGTTATCTATATAACATGGAAATTATTGATAACCCCGACTTATTAACAATTAATTTAAAATATACAGAACTTGGGTTTTTAATTATGTTACAAACAGAAATACGACATGATTTAGCACATTTACCACAGACCACATTGGCGTATATTGATTCTAAAATACAAGCGGGTGTTACAGACAGAGACCTGAAAAATATGTTTTTTAATGTAAAAGAACAACGTGTTTCATATACCGAAGAAATCGCAACTGAGTTATGCTTACATTTATTAAATTTGAAACAATCGCCGCGTGTTATTCAAAAACACGGTCAAACGGAACTACAACTTGGAGCCAAAGAGGTTGGCCATGGAATATTTCCGGATGTTTATGCGAATAGTGATTTTGTATGCGTTACATCAGATTCGAGCAATGTCGCAAATGTTGAATATAGTCAATTGCGCGCAGAGCAATTAAAAAATAATAATGGGACAAACTATCCATTCTTAAATTTAGACGCAGGTTCTGCACCAACAATGATCGGTTATAAAGAACATATGGAACGGACTGAACAATTAATGGAACTTGAGAGTGGAACTAAGCCACAACCAACTGAAAATGCAAAACCTGTGGTTATTAATGTTTTTCACCCAACTGATTCCCAAATGGTAAGGATCGAGTCTGTTGATATGAAATCATATAATATAACAATATATCCGGATCTCGGATCTGCTCTTAAAACCCAAATATACTCGTCAGTCGCATCATCTGGTAAAAAACAAAGGGTTTCGGGGGCTGCATTACCATCAGGACCAGTCACCATTCCGAACATTTCAAATTTATCTATTACAACCATTACTGATATTGTAACAAAACAAATACAACAACCAAACTATTATTTTAATGCCTCCATATTAAAGTCGTTAGGTGACCTTGTTCCATATGTTACTGTATGTTTGCAGGATACTTTGAAATATGGGCAAGGTACTACAAATGTAGTTAGTTCGATTGATTACAGTATGATATTTCAAACACTTGGATATATTACGTTTAAACAGAACGGCGTTGATGTTACACCAAGAATTAATGCTGGTAAAATATTAGTCGGAGTTAATTTGGGAAATTCGAACGTATATTTTCCGTGGTCGAAACGAGAAAAGGGCATATACCAATTTTTATCTGTAGTAAATTTTATGCGAATTGACGCATATACAGCATTGCGTAAGGAAATGGAAAACTTGTTTTTAACACTTTCATATGAACTATACGGCAGTAAAATACCACTAACTCCAATTTTTAGTGAATATTTAAAGCATAAATGTATGTTGAATATGACGGAATGTGTTGAATATGTAACGCTATTTACTGAGAAGAACCCAGAAGCGGCGGGTGCGATAAACAATTATATTGCTGGTTTAAATTCGGTTGGTGAGAAAATTGCGCAATTAAACACGATTATAACTGGTATATTAGATCGCAATAATGGCGGCATGACTCCGGGGGTCATTGGAATAGATAAACTTGATTATGATATTATGAGCATGATTGTTGATGCTAGACAAGCGGTTGTCGAACAAGTTGATCCACGACAAAATTTAAAGCGTGAGCGCACATTGGGTGGAAGAACAAAGAGTTCTACTAACAAACGTCGTACCAAGAGAAAATATGGGAAAAAGCGATAAAATACAATATCCGTTTTGTATCCATTCATATACATCATTGTGTAATGATGTATATTTTACCCATATGTGCCCGTTTATTTTACATCCAACTCTGGTATGAATTTTTTATCCATTTTCTTGGACTGTATAATAATATAGCCAATCGTATATAAAATGCCCATGGTAATACCGACCAATAAAATTTGCCCCGAATTGCTTAAATCGCCGAACGCGCCAATTAATACCAGAATCACTGGTATTGCTCCAAACAAGATAGTTAGTGCAAGATCCACATAATATACGCGGTCTGTCTTCTCTTCCTCGGTCAAAAATGTTTTACCAAATACCAAATGGATTATGAATAAATAAGCACTCGGTATAATCGCATACGCCATCGCAACCAGCAAAGCAAACACGATAAACATCATGATTGTTTTGAATGAACTTTGCTGAGCCTGCGTTTCCAGTATCCCACTCGCAAGTGGTAAGTTAAACGAGGATACTTCTTCCGAATCGATGGGTACGTAGTCACATTCCATCCACTGACCGGGAGTGCCTTGCCCAATAATCGAATAAATCTTGTTGTACATATCGAAACTCGCAATATTATTTTGCAAGGTCATGATTTGGGTCATAGAAATCGAAATTGGGTTTGTATAAATCACGACCATTGACCCTGGGTTTGTAATAGCACTCGCATACTGAATATATTTTGCTTGGGGAGCCGATTTTGCGTAAATATCGCTGTTCAAATTCACAGTAAGAGTGGTAGCATTATCTTGGACCGCTTGAAAAATACTATCAACTTGCCCCCCTGGGAGTACATCACTGACTAAATTGAGTAAATAGCACACGTACAATACTTTATCCCCGTTGGTATCGAAATTTTGGATAATTAATTCTCCGGTTGGGCATCCTTGGACATTGTGTAATTTATCATTCGAACCGGGCGCACCGCCAATAATCCATAGTTTGTTTGCCTTGTATTCAGTAGTCACATTATTGCTATCTGTATAAGTCACATTTGATGATGCAGAGCGAGAACACATCGCCGAAATACAATTCAATCCAGGATCTTGAATAATTTGGGTAAGGCCCATCGGGAGGTAATTCGTAGTAATACTTTGTGAAGAATCGGTTGCTTGGGATAAATTAAAGCCTTCCGGTGTGCATGTAGTCATAATATAGTAATGGAGTATATATTACTATATTATAATGTTTTTACTGGATTACACATACCGCGGTGGTTATAGTAACCACTATTTTTGGCTATTTCAAACCCTTGTTCGAACGAAATAAAATCGTATCTTTGGTCTGAATTATCAATTGGGTCATACGCGTAAGGGTCTCTAAAGTCGCCCCACCGGCTGATTCCGTTCCAATATCCATAAAATACCATTCCCGTATCCACTGTTGCATGGCGGAGTAAGTCGCCTAACCATACTGCCTTGAACGCGGCCATTAGTGCTAAATCATTTGGAGGCATATATTGTCGAATGCGACATCTTACAATGTCGGGCAAATTGCGACATGCGGCCGAAATTGGACAATTCATATTTACAATATATTGATATATCATGTTCGAAATTTGATTTGTAGTAGTGAATAACTACCGAGGGACGGTAATTTCGCTGACAACGATTATATTTGGATTCGCGAGTTCATCGTTTGTTGTAATCATATCTACCGGAACTGTTGTAGGTCCTGCTGCCGGACCGGATTGAAAAGAAGCAGCTATATTTGATTGCGCTTGCACTTGTGCTTGAGCCTGCGCCTGCGCCTGTGCCGGTGCTTGCGTGGGCACTTGTTTCTGTACAGGAGTTAATGTGGCCAAACGTGGTTCAAATCCAGGTAGCGTCTGAACGACCTTGTTTAATTCGCTCATAAATCCTTGTAATTGGCTCATGTTAAAATCAGACATTTGTAATATGTGTGTATATTTTTCGATGCACTATAGCAAATTACCACGGAATATATGAATACAGCGCATTCTCGTAGATTGTCGCACGGAAGGTATCCCTATAACCTTCAACATACACCGTATCGCCATTTGAAATTTCATCGCATCCTAAATCGGCTGTACAACTTCGCCCATTTACACTGACGGGCAATTTGGTGTTTATATTGCCCGCACTATTCGTCATGGTATAGTATTGATATTTATCCCGCGCATTCGTACCTTTACGCCCCATCAACGGCAAGATCATTTCTCCTCTCCCATTTTCCCGCGTTAAAATGCCCATTTGGCCATAGTCCGCCTCGTAACCGCGGGTTTTTATGTTGATGGGCAGGCCATAGTCGTTATCGTATTTCAAGGGAGGCGCATAAAGGCTCTGTAGTGGCTGGTCGTCATTGGATGACATTGTGACTAAAGCCGATGGACGTACCTGTACCGGAGGCGCTATAATTGTTACTGGCGGAGCCATTTGCGTCTGTGGTCGCAAATTGGGTCGTACAATATTAGTATAGTACATATATGTGACTGTAATAAGTAAGACAAAGGTCAAAAATAGCGTCATATTTTCAATGCAAAATAGACCCGGGATACATTTCTTACCGGCGGAGTGAACCATTTATATTATAACGTTACACAATGTTCCATTAGAAGAAGGGTGGGTCCCAATCTCCGCCAGACAAGTTGTCTCCGTTCAACCAGGATGTCCATTTGTTGCTGGGAATCACCGTTTCCAAAAATCGGATAAACCCCTGTTTCATTTGATTTCCAGAACATTTGTATAATCTCATCCATTCATTCATCGGTTTATCTAACATAATACTTTGGCCGCTGACGTTGTATGTTCCTTTACATCGAAAACACTTTTGTATTACGGGATCTGACCATTTTATAATATAGAACCCAGAAATGGCGTAAATAAATTCATTAATGGGTATAATGACCGCTTCGTAAAAGAAATTCACTACCGGCTGTAAATCAATGCCGAAAATCGCGTTAATTAATACAATAGGCAATTCAATTATAATCCCGTATAACAATCCGAAAATCATATCGGTTAAATAATACCGCGTGCAATCACCATTCCAGAATTTCACAAATTTATCCCACGAGCATTCTGCAAGAACACCTGTAATAAACAATGAATTATCAAACCCTCCGTTGAATTCGCTGCTTGCACAATATACATGCTGATTAATACCGGTTCGTAAATTCGTAAATAATTCGGCGACCGTAACCATTAACGTGAGTATAATTGTTATTACCAGTAAATATCCCAGCATGGTTTCGATTATATTTACGAGACCCTCTACATCGGACAGTCCCCCTTCCACATCGGCGACACCGCCTTCTATATCGGCAATAACGCCTTCTACGTCGGCGGCGGCTCCCTCGGCGTCGGCAACGCCACCCTCCACATCCGCAATGGCTCCTTCTATATCGGCCCCTGCACTAAGCGCCATTTCTGCGGCCACTTCTGGAATAAGTATAAAAGCGGCCATATTATTTTAATTATTAGGGTATATATAGATTTCGTATATTATATATACCCGTAAAACCGTTGGGCGGGTCCCCGTTCGTAGCCATGCGCCCCATACTGTCCGACAACAAACGGTACATGGTAATTATTGGCGGATTTTACGTACTAAAATCCGTACTGTTTAATTCGGGCGTACTTTGAGACAATTCCGTCATGATCTCTTTATATTTCTCACCGACACCAGAAAGTGTGTCCATGAGGGCCTTTTGCTTGTGCAAAACGCTTTTAACCTTGTCCTTTTTATCTTTATCCTTGATTTTTTCGGTTGTGGCTAAAGCGGTATCGATGCGCTTTTGCATAGTATTCAGAGTATTCGATATTTTATCGATTTTGGATTGCGCCACATTTGGATCCACACTCTTTATGTCGGTCAGGTCTTTAATATCACTTCCTGTTAATTTTTCCACGTGGGCTGTTTCGGGCGTTGTATCAAACCCTTCTCTCACGCGTATTTCACTACCATAATGTATGATATTTGGTATAGCGATTGATAAAAACAAGATAACTATCATGTTCTTACTAAAAAAGGAGGTCAAAAACCCAATTATTAGCATAAATGCGATATATAACTGATTATTCGTCACTACATACGAGTACATATTGACCAATGAAATTAATAACAGCAAATATAAAACAATGTTATTTTTTAACAGATGCGTAAAATCCATGCTACGTTCAATGTTTTTCCACATGATATAATTAGTAAAGAGATTATTAAACCATTGAAGAATTAAAATATTCATTGGTGTAATTCTTATGTCGGCGCATGCAATGTGCTTGGCTTACGTGTCTTCGCCATCATCAAAAATGGTTACATTTTCGACGACCTCTTCTGTGCTTAAATCGTCGGTATAATTTGCAGGTATGTTATCTCCTCCATAAATATCCAAGATTTCTTTTACCACTTCCTCTCGCAATATATCACCTCGTTCAAATTCAAAACTGCTAATGCTTGCGGACCGGCGGCCCTTAAACTTATCTAAAAAATCTTCTAAACCATTTTGTATAGATACTTTATCGAATTGCTCCAAGTCGCCGGTAACTACCAATCGGCTACCATCTCCCAATCGAGTTAAAAGCATTTTCATTTGCGAAATTGTCGAGTTTTGCATTTCGTCTGCTACAATCCAGCAATTCTTAAACGTACGACCGCGCATATATCCTAAAGGTGCGATTTCGATGGTTTTTTCTTCCATCAATTCAGCCACCTCTCGTGGGTGCATAAATTGATAGAGGACGTCATAAATGGGGCGAACCCACGGGGCCATTTTTTCATCCAACGTTCCAGGGAGGAAACCAAGTTCTTCATCAACAGATACAGAGGGACGCGTAAAAACAAGCTTTTCGCATTTACCCAGTAAAAAATTGCGAACACCGAATTCTGTAGCAAACATCGTCTTCCCGGTACCTGCCGGACCCGTTGCGATTACGATTTTCTTCGATTTGGATCGCAACATAGATACATATATTTCTTGACTCCGTGTTTTTGGCTGGGTAAATTTTTGCTCAAACAGATCCCGTTCTTTTTGAGAAAGATGGTTCATGTTTGAATAAAAAGACTTTTGCTCCTTTGCCGAAAATGGTTCTTCGCCATATTCATTCATTAACTCCTTCTCGGATTGTCTTTTCTGTTTTCGCCCCTTCCTTTTCAAATCCCCCAAATCGTTTTTTTCACTAAACTTATCCATTCCCTTATATGTATAAGGGAAAGGAAATATATCGAAACTAACGTGATTTGTTATGAATATACAAATATTATGCATAACAATTTGCTGCGTTATCAAGTCAGAATGTTCAGAAATCAGTATTGAATTCGAATATATCGTCCCCCATTGTTTTGTTTGCTAAAGCATATTCCGAGTTGGTTCGTTCGAAAAAATTTACTTTGGATTCGACACTGATAAGCTCCATAAAATCAAACGGGTTGTTTGACTGAAAAATTTTATCGTATCCCAATTGAACACATAAACGGTCTGCGACAAACTCAATATATTGAGTCATTAGAGTTGCGTTCATGCCGATCATTTTACATGGAATTGCTTCTGTGATAAATTCCTTTTCGATTTCGACGGCTTCCTGAATGATTTCATGGATACGTTTCTTGGGCAACTTCTTTTGCAATTTACTATAGAGCAAAATGGCGAATTCCGTATGAAGCGCTTCATCGCGACTAATCAGTTCATTGGAAAAAGTAAGGCCGGGCATTAAACCTCGTTTCTTAATCCAGTAAATCGACGCGAACGAAGACGAAAAGAATATGCCCTCGATCGCCGCAAATGCAACCAGGCGTGCCGCGAAGGAAGACCGGTTGTCGCCAATCCATTTTTTTGCCCAATCTGCTTTTTTTGCAATGCATGGAAAATGTTCAATCGCGTTGAAAAATTTGCCCTTTTCCTGGCTATCCTTTATATATGTATCAATGAGCAAACTGTACATTTCAGAATGAATATTCTCCATCGCAATTTGAAATCCATAAAAACTGCGCGCTTCGGCGATTTGCACATCACTCATAAAGCGGACCGCTAAATTTTCCAATACAATTCCATCCGACGCTGCGAAAAACGCCAATACCATAGAAATGAATTTGCGCTCGTCGTTGTTTAATTTGTCCCAGTCGATCAGATCCTTGGATAAATCGACTTCTTCTGCACGCCAAAAACAATCCACCTGTTTTTTGTATAAATCCCATATATCTTGATGGTGGATTGGGAACATAACAAAGCGCTCGTCATTTGGCTCGAGAATGGGTTCATTTGATTTAGCAGCCATTTACAATGTCTAAATAATATATAGCCGACATTTTAAATCCTTTTGAGTTATACCCATTTTCGTATAATGCATTGGAATAAAATCTATATGCATATTAATTCATGGAACCGTATAATCAACAAATTTGTAATTCTTCATTTTATGACCTAATGAAATTATACGGACGAAGCACTTATTTAGATAAACCATCCTATATATTAACAGAATCGTGCGAATTATATGTAGATAAGTATGAGCGTAGTACTGTCTATTATATAGAAGAACTAATTGCGCCCGCAAATTGTGAATTATCTTGGTATAACAAATTTATACAATCGAGTAATCTACCATGTTCAACGGCGGTAATAAATTATGTAGATCCACTTCCTTATATGTTTGATGTGTCCGCTTTGAAATTGATTGAACATTATATTGATTTGTTCGCAGAAGATGATGTTATGTATGAATGTATTCCGACGTACATATATAGCAAAAGTGTGGAACCCATTGTGGAACCCATTGTGGAACCCATTGTGGAACCCATTGTGGAACCCATTGTGGAACCCATTGTGGAACCCATTGTGGAACCCATTGTGGAACC